GACTTCTGATGCAATCTCAACATCACCATAATTGTATGTTTGTACACCGAACGTGCCGCTATCACGGTCCACAGTACGGCTGATAGGTGGTGCAATTTCAGGGGTAGATGTGAAGCCATCAAGATCTTTTGACCTGTAGCTACACGATGCAGTAGGCGCAATTGCAAACGCCCTATCCATGTTGTGTGACCTAGCAACACGTGCTGCAAGGTTGATGCCTAGCTTGATCTGTACTGCCAGCTCATAGGCAGGTGTACGTACTACCTCTCCAGAATTCAGGCACCGAAGTGCTTCACCAAACTGTTCATACTTTACACCGTACCGCCGTAAGAGATTTGCGAGTCCGAGTACTCCCAGTCCGACTTGTCTGTCTGTTGTACTTGGGAGATATTCTCCTGAATCGCTAACGCCAGTTCGACCATGGAGTTGGCACAGTTCTGACATCCCTTCAGAGAAAGCTCTTGGAATGTCGTCAAATTCACAGGCACCGAAATTGATGTGCTGCAATAAACAGGTACCTCTGCTTGGCAGGTACACTTCAAGGCATACATTTCCACGAATTCTTTCTCCTAATTTGTCGTACTTTACTTTGTTCAGCCATACATCTCCAGACTTAACAGCAAAGAGAAGTTCATCTTTGAACGTACATTCCTGCCACCATTCATCTGTGATGTTGATGCATCGTTTGACCCAAGGCAGCTCTGATCGTGAGACAGTAATGAACTCAAGAGCATCACTGTGCCGGAGATCTAGGTGACACACTATCGCGCCATTACGATAGGTGCCGCCCCTCCTCAATATCTCATTTAAGGTGCTGTAGATTTTGGCGAATGATACTGGTCCGCTTGCAACGAGCTTGTCATTTCCTTTTGTTGATTCCGTTCCTTTGGGTCGCAGCTCCGACAAGTGGATCGCGCAACCTGCTCCATTTCGTAAAGCATGAGAAGCAAATCTCCAGCTTGCTTCGATTCCATTAGGACCCTCCATCGAGTCTTGTACTACAAATACTGTGCAGGACACAGGTAGTCGGGAGGTGGGTGCGTCAAGCCAGGACTGAACACGGCCAGTCCTTGAGATATAAGATGCTGTGGTCATTTAACTAGATCAGATAATTGAGGTGGTTTGTAGTTAGGTCCTTTCAAGACTTTGCCGTCAGCTCGGTAGATAGGTTTGCCATCTTCACCGAGCTTTGACATATTCGATTTATGAACTCTGGTCATCGCTTCGTCTAAGTCCCATTCTTGGGACGCGGCGAATTGAAAACATACATACACCAGGTCAGCTAATTCTTTGAGCTGATGTTCTGAATCCTCGAAGTGATAAGCCTCGTGAAACTCAGACCATTCTTCATCGATCAAAGATTTCTGGGTCGTCCTCTTGTCCGGTCCATTCGGGATCATGTAAGAAAAGCGGAATTGGTCCGCTTGATCCATGAGGCTCTGGTGAATGTAGGAGTTCATTTTCAAGATAGTGGATAGCTTTGTGAAGGTCCTCTCTTTTAGAACCTTTGTAACCGGCTCTGCAAATATATTTAATAGCATTGCCTAGATGATAGTTAAGCTGTTGATCGCGGATGAAGTCCCAGACTTCTATGTGTCCGCGGGTGTAGTGTTCGGGTGATTGGGCCAATTAGTTACCAAGTTAGAAACAGTATTGCAAAGGCAGAAGTTCTGGTGTTGAAGTGCAATCAACAATGTGATGATGTCCTTCTTATCTGCCTCAGGTAACAGGTCTTCAAGCCTTCGTAGCTTGAAGCTCTGCTCCATCGTTAACTCCGTGACCGGCATCGGCGGGAGTCCAGGGTATGACTTGTCCGTCATATTCGTTAGTGGTGAGAATCTTTGCGAGTCGTGCATTGATAAGGGCGTCCTCTTCAGTCATGTCTTTATCTTTGAAGGCTTGAACAACCGTGTCCCACGTGTATCCATGCTCATCAAACAAAGCAACAGCACGTTTGATTCCTATACCAGGAACACCGGAGTAACCATCGGTTTGGTCCCCTGCCATCGTCTGAATTAGATGCCATCGATAACCTTCTTCTTCAGTGATCATCACTGTCTCTGTCATGTTGAACAGACGACCAGGTATTTGTCGCATGTCCTTATCAGGACTGACTATTACGTTGCCAGGGTTAGCTGTTGCATAGATACCCATGGCATCATCAGCTTCAAGCGTTGGCATACGGATAACTTCGTACTGTTTAGACAGTTCGTTGATGACACGTTTGTATCCACATGGCTTTTTTCTATTTCGATGACCCTTATAACTGGGTAGAATTTTCTTCCTAAAATTCACAGAGTCACTGAAGAACAGAATCAGTTCAGGCACATCCCAGGTGAAGTGACCTTTGATATTGGTCAAGTCACGCCGTACATTTGACATCGCCTCACTGAACTTACTGACAACCATGATGACGTCGTCACCCCAGTCAATATCAGTCTCAGCACCAGCACAGGATTTATAAACAATGTAGTCGGCGTCAACTAGAAGTTTCATCAGTGGACCTCCGCCCAGTTTTTCCCTTGCTTCGCTTCGGCTGCGATGGGGATTCGTAAGTTGTAGTATTCGCCAGCCTCTGCTGCGCTATATACCAGGGATGCTGATAGATCTGCTGCGTGGTCGGGGTGGCACTCGAATTGGAGTTCGTCATGTATGAATGCGAGTTGTGATGCACACAACCCTAGTTTTTGTATGTAATTGTGGGCGATAAGCATTTGCCGCTTCGCGACTACACCTGCTCCTGATTGGAGCAAATAGTTGAGAGCTTTGTGTGGACTATCTAGAGCGATCTTTCGACCGTCTATCGACTTAATAAAGCCCTTCTGAGACGCCTTTTTGATTGCCTTAAGAAGTTCCGAAAGTCCATCAATAGCCGAAACAAATGCTTCTCGGATCTCCGCACCTTTGGATTTAGCATCGCTATCATTTAAGGAAGAGTCAAAGGAATGTCCAAGTCTGGTATCGGCGCTTCCATAGAGGAAGGCGTAGGTAATTGTTTTGATAGCTCGTCTACTGACACCGACTTTGTCAGCGTTGACTTGATGGATGTCTCCGTTGAGGAGAATGTCCGCATAGCGTCCCGCATCATATCGGGCGAGGTAGTGAGCGAGCATCCGTAACTCGATGCCGCTAAGATCGGCACCCACCATAATTTGACCAGGCGTTGGAATAAATAGTTCTCTGAATTCATGATCACTAGGGCATTGCGCGAGGTTTGGACGTCGATGTGCACATCTGTGGGTAAATGTACTTACTGAACAGTGGTGATGTATTCGATTAGCACTCGTACATAGCTTCAGCCATGCGTTCGTGCCTTCCGAGATCATCCCCAATTTCTTCGTAATATCGAGACACTTCAGAAAACCCAGGGCTATCTCTGTCCCAATATCCTTCAGTATCACTTCGTCGATGATGGGTTTCCCAGTAGGACTCATCTCCGTTGGATTCCAGCCATGAAATGTTTGCAGGATCCATGAAATATGGTCGCGTGAGGTTGGGTTTAACTCTTTCAGTTTGGTGAACGTACATTCTTCTACGTATCCAAGGGTCTTGTTATTTCGTTTAGGAGTAAATTCTGATCCCTTAACGAAAGGATGTTCGTGGCGTAATAGTTGACAAGTTTCTTCAAGCTCTGATCTGAGAGACGATGCAAGTTTCCATGCAGCGTTGACATCAAATTGCCATCCATGTAGTTGTTGTTTGGTGAGTATGATTGCTACGTCATGCTCTAACGCGACCCAGTCAGGTAGGGTTGGAAATGATCGCATAGTTTGGTGGTGACGTTTACATCTTGTACGCAGTAATCCTGCATTTCTTGTGACCAGTTTTGCCAGTCAGTATCTTTACCAAATGATCCCTTGAATTCTTTTAATCGGTATCCGTAGCTTTCAAGACTGTGTCTCCCCCACATAGGTGAAGGCATACCTTTGAATTTCCCGACATACTTACCTTTAACTTTGTCACCACGGTCAATGATTAACATGTCAGCGTGGTACAGACGTGACAGTAGAAGCGTGTCTACTACCAAACCCTTCGGGTTGAACCAAGGATAAATCTTTTGCAGGCACGGTATGTCGTACCCGATAACGTTGTGTCCACAAATGATCTCAGCGTCTTCAATGAGTTGAACACCACGGGTGATCGCTTCTTGATCGCCTTGATCGTTGTAGACATAGGTCTCGTCAACCTCAGTATCGTGGATGACAAGACAGTGGATACAGGTGACATCATCTAGTAACCCATTACTTTCCAGATCGAATACCAACATTGTTCCATTGATATGTTTTGTCCACGAACTGAGCACGTTTTACTGCTTCAGCCGTAGGTGGATTAGGTTTAGAAATCGGCAACGTCGAACTCTTTTTCGATGGGTGATTCATTAAATTTACAAGTATTGAGGTCGTAATTCAGTTGACATGCTTCGCCAACTTCACCTGAATAGCGATTTTTAAGGATTCGCACTGTCGTAGCATCTCGTTCAGATCCGCTCTGCTGGTCGCGTTCCAATCCAATGACGCAATCTGACAATTGGCCCACGCTTCTGGATCCTCTAAGTGAGCGCAACTGAACTCTTCCGCCTTCTTCATGTGATTGTCCATTAGGTGGTGTTGTTGTGTGACATACGAGAAATAGTGCAATGCCAGTACGTTCCACTAATGAACGCAACTTGGTCATGGTTGTATCAATCATCCGACGTTCATCACCTTCAAGACCACTAAGTAGGATTGACAGGTGATCAAGGAAGATGACCTTTGTATCTAATCCAGCCGCCATATATTCAATGCGGTTGTAGATATGATCAGGGTCATAGCTACCGAACCCATCAAAGAGATGTAGATTCCATTTAGCTATGGTGTTATCGAAGATCTCGGTTAACTCGCTTCGTTGTTGTTCACCGAGGTGCAAAGGTTTACCGCAGGCGTTGGACATAAGTCCGAGAGATGTATGACGCATGGATTCTTCAAGTGCCAAGTAACCGACCCGTTCTCCTTTAGCAAGAAGGTCAGTTGCGATTGCACGACAGAAGGAGCTTTTTCCGATTCCAGACCCCGCAGTAATTGTGACAAGCTCCCCATACCTGATCCCGTGTAACTTTCCTTGTAATCCTTGAAATGGGTAGTCATGATCAGATGGTGGTGATGGTGTGGTGATCAAGTCAAGGAGTGTCTTTGCATCGACAATCCCATCTGGTTGATATTGAAGGTGGTCGTAATTACATACAGCTCTTACAGCTTCTGAGTCTCCAGCCTGTAATGCTTCTGAGGCATCCTTGTAATCCTCTAGAAAGCCGATGAATACCTTGCCAGGTGGTAGTACACCAGCAGCATCCTTAGCAGCCTTCTGGCCTGCCTCATCGTTATCAAAGAACAGGACAACTTTGTCGTAGTAATTGATCCATTCGTAGTTGTTTTGAATGGCTTTCTTGGCAGCAGCCGCACCGTTCGGGATAGAAACTACGGACCAATTTGGCTGTGCTTCCCAGACAGACATTGCATCCATCTCTCCTTCTACGATTACTAGCTTTTGCTCCTTCTTACTTGTTTTGTGACGGTAGTTCTGCATCCCAAACAGGGACTTGACTTCACCTTCACAACGAAACTCTTTGTCCGGTGTTCTTACTTTTGCTCCGACAACCTTTCCAGAGCTGTCGAAATAATAGTGGCGTAGAAGTTCTCCGTCTCGGTAGGTCTTGAAGAGTTCACAGGTTCTCTCTGAGATCCCTCTGGAGTGCAACCTTCCGGCTGATCCTTGTAGTTGTACATGTTGCACGCGATGGTGAGTGTGGTTTGTAGCGGAGTCATCCGCAGGTTTGTAGTAGTTGCATTTGTGGCAATACTCGTGCCCGTCCGTGTAGATACTGTTTGCATCAGATGATCCACACTGCGGGCAAGGTATATGCCTGATAAATTCAGAGTCGCTCACAAGAGCCAATCAATAGGGATATTTGCGAAGGACGTCCACTTGATGCCTAACTTGTCGCACCATTGTGCATACGTCGTCTTCGATTTCTTAGAGATAGTATTGAACGGTGCCTGAAAGACCATCCGAAGATCAATGTCAGGGTTTTGTCGGATGACTGACTTGATCTTCTTTCGATCTTTGGAGTCCCAGTAACCCTTAGCTTCAAGCCAAACTCCATTCGGAAGAATGAAGTCAGGCGTGTAGTTGTGTTGGATTACATAAGGGACTCTCGTACTTTCGTACTCATACTTGACACCCAGTTCTACGAGAAGGTCAGCGACCCTCTCTTCAAGACCGGATCTAAAAGCCATTTATGTAGTGGTCATACATTTCATCGAAATCTCTGTACTCTCAGAAATCGACTTCACCCTCAGGTGCTGGTGTCACAGCAGGCTCGGCTGTTTTGAATCCTTTGGTCGTGCCAAACAACTCGGCTACATCCACGTCGTCCATGTCACCGGTATCAATACCAGCAGAAGTAGACAGGGTTACAACCTGGACACCTTGCAGCTTGAGGCTGGTGCCATAGGTCACCTTGTCCTTCAAGACATAAGGCTTTTGGAAGAAGGCCAGCTTGACCTTGCATCCTGAGTACAGCGGTGTGTTCACATCTTCGATTGGTGTGCCTTCGGTATCAACGATTCCAGGCTTCATCTCCTCATTCCAGGAGAACTTCACGGTGTACTGTCCGTCGGCTACCTCTTCCCAGGGTTCAGGCTTAAGAGTTGAACGCTTTGGATTAGCAAGCTTTGATTCAGCCCACTTCAAACAGTCAGGTCGTTCAGCTTCAAGCTGTTCAACAATGTCCGCGCCAACTACGGCCTTCAAGTTGTACCCGTACTTGCCGGGTTTCAGTACTGCCTGGAAGCCTTCAAGGATCACAGGCTGTTTAGTAATGATGGTGTTTCTTGCCATTAACAAAAGAAATAGGTGGAGTCAATTACCTTCGCTGGCTTCAGCGTGTCGATAATCGGTGGTTTAGTTTCTGCTCCTATGTATTGAGCAAAAGTATTTAAGTAGTCATGCTCCGCAAATAGGTGCATGTATGTCTCACGTACGATGTCTGACAAGACAGACATATCAGTAGCACGACAAAGAACTGAGTCGTGTATGAGTGAGATTGGGGAGTCAAATCTGAGTGCTGATAGATGTAACAACGCTGCATCGAGCGAATGTATAAGATTCGGCGCAGTTGCATTCTTGTGGTGGTTTCTATCAACTTTGTCGCCGTCTTCAGTGGCAACCTTGATCTGTACACGACCCATGAGTTGCAGCTCAATGATCTGAACAGTTGGCTTCATTAGCTTTTGATTGACTGTGAAGCCTGAGGGTGTGACCCACTCAAGAGATGTGGCTCCACGGTCAATAGCATTAGCAACCTCTTGTTCAATCCACTGCATAACTTTCATGGGACCAGGAACGATTACGTTCATGGCATCACGTACAGCTTTGACGGTTGTAGTGAGATCTTCCTTCTCTACTTCAACACCCTTTTCTTTCAAAGCTTCGCGTATGTAGCCTCGATTTGAATAAGGTTTAGCATTGTAAGGGACAGTCATAACTACCCTTTTGACCGTTTTTCTGTCCATGTAAGGACGTATGCACTCAGGCACATGTGGTTTAGCTTGTTCAGCTACTACCTTGTATGCATCCTGTGGTGATTCACTGGGTAATACATTTACTAGCGCTGCTGTAGATGCGTCCCTAGCGAGTCCAGCGAGAATTTGCAATCCAGAGCAGCAAGCGTCAACGGCAACAGGCAAAGAAGTGTGATTACGATCACATTGGATAACGCAATGAAAGTATTCATCACATGCTGCCAAAAAGGTCCATGGTTCATCAGCGACCTCCCATTCGTGTAAATAACCATCTGGATCAAGAGCAATGCTTTCGATCAGGTCATGGTTGTCTCGTGTCCATTGAAGACGTTCTTGTATGGGTGCCTTGTCCAAGCCATAGGTAGTGGCAACTTGGAAGGCGAGCCAATCTTCCGCCTCGGGTGTCATAAACGACCCCTCATAGAACTTAAGTAATGACTTACCGAAGTCCGTATCTTGTGGCGTAAGAAAGGCAGGGATGGGGTAAGCCCTACCCCTGTAATCGAAGCTCCAAGGAATGTAGAACTTGTCTACATCCTGGAATACTTCCACTGCGTTCATGGTCATCCTTGTACGACATGACCTCTGAAACGCTTGTGCGTTGTAGTTGTATGCCTCAGCAGCAGATCGACGGTACGACATTTCACTGTCTTTGTTGTCGTCAATGTCTGCTGGTTTAGGTGGAAGAGGCACCTCTACTTGAGGGACAAACTTACCGACCTCAACACGTCGTTCCATCAATGTCTGTGCGACACCAACGACGAACGGGTTAAGGGTGTATGCAACCTTCTGAATGTGGTTCAGAAAGTTGATTGGTGTTTCTCCCTGTATACATAAGTGATTGCCCCTTCGGACCATGTCGTATCCACGCATGACCTCGTTAAGCAAGTAACCGCCTGGCCTTTCGGTGTCCCAATCGTTCGGTGGAATCAGCATCGGCCAGGCCAACGGGCTGAACAGCTCCGCCTGGGCCATGACCTGATCCTTGATCTCCATGAACCCAGGTGAAGGGATCACGTAGTTGATGCGCTTGTTTCCCTTTTGACGCATGTCGATTAAGAACCAGCCACTTACCTCGCAGATGCAGTCGAGCAGCCAGCCACCAAGCTTGACCCTCATGGCACGTCCCCAACACTGCCAGTGCGGCACGTCATACCGATTCATCAACGTCGTGATGACCTTGACCTTCTGATGCGTGCCACTGGCTCTGTGAAAGTAGTTCTCCTTCAAGGTGTGGAGTAGGCCAGGCACCTTGCGTTCGTAGTGACGCATCATGCACTCGTCTTCAACAGCCTTACCGATGGCATCTGTGACGTTAGGCACAAGTGCTGAGCCCTTTTTAGTGGCAAAGACCTTGTCGAACGTCACCTTGCAAGCAATGGCCGCGGCCACCTCAGGCTCGATGTCAGATAGATACTGAATGATCTCTTTGAATGCTTTGCCTGTCTTGCGTTCTCTTATCCGATCATTAGTTGATTGGATACGTGCCACCACAAGAGGCAGAAGCTGCTCAATAGAAGCCACGCCGTAGGCAGTAGCAGATGCATACTCTTTGTCCTCAAGCTTTGCTGTGTTGTCCCGGATCTTTTTGAGTCCTTGCCTTATTTGTTCCCGCTCAAGATCAACTTGAGCACTGATTTCTGCTGGAGTTGCCAATAGATGAGACGCGCTAGATATGCCAGATAGTTTCTGTGCGTATGTGCACAGGTGAGTGTGAAGTAAAGGCCAGGGTTTTACCCCTGACCTGTGCCAATGCGGTTAGATCAAAGAAAACAACCTGAAACTAGCGCGTCTACCAATTCCGCCACATCCGCGTGAGGATTCCAGCGAGTCGCAGCCGTAAGACAAGGCTGCTGCTGGATGCGAAAAGGGTACTACGGCAAGTTTCTAGTCGAGCTAGATCCTCGGCATTGCTTGGATGTGCGCTTGTTTTGCCTCGGCTGAGACCTTGGCGTAGCGCAACGTCGTCTTGATGTTGTTGTGACCCATCACTTCAGCTAACTCATGAAGTGGAACACCGTTTTGCGCCATGATCGTGCAAAAGGTATGACGCAAAGTGTGGAAGAGATAGTTCTCATCCAACCCGATGTAAGCCGTCACCTTCTTGAGCTGACGAAGGAGAGTCTCCTTGTTGTCGAACTCATAAAACACACGGTCATCAACCGCATCAGCCACACGTCGTTCAAGCAAGGGCTTGATCTGTGAGTTGATGGGTACTGTCCGTGTAGATGCAGCGGTCTTGGACTTGTGGACGTGAATCACGTTGTAAGCAAAGTTCACATCACTGGTTTCAAGCCGAAGGATCTCACCCTCACGCATCCCTGTATGCACAGCAAAGAGGATGATCTCCCCTAGCTCCGGCATACGGAAGATGGTGTTGGCAGCCTTGATCATCTCCCCGAGATTATCGACCGAATAGAAGAACTCACGTGGTGGTGACTCCCCCTTTCGTTCAAATGAATCGGGTTTGGCAATCAACTTCCGTCGATGGCAATGATTCAAGACAGTGGAAACAGCACTGATGCACCTGTTGACGGTGCCAGCGCTCTTGCCTTCCTTCTCCAATTCATGCACGTATAAGTCCATGAAGGCTTGGTCGATCTTGTCAACACGTAGGCCACGTCCGTAATGACGGGTGAAGTGACTTGTGTTGATGATCGCAGTTGGGCGTCCATTTCCATGGACCCAGCGATCACGTGTCTTAAGCGTGAACTCAAGACATTGACCCCAGGTTTGGTAGGTGTTAGGTGCCATAAAGAGTTGTCTGTAGGCGGTTAGCTAGGTGCTTGCCCTGTTGGGTCAGGCTGAACATGACCCTCCGTTTGTTGCTTGGATCTGCCTCCTTGGTGATGAGTCCCAGGCCAGGCTTACGAAGGGTCTTCTTGTCGAGCAACCAGTCGGCTGCACGTGAGCAGTTGGACGTGCTGATCTCTAGGTCTTCCTCAATCGCTTGCTTGTGACAATCGTCGTGTGTGGCGACGTACAGGAAGATGCTGAGAACTGATGCAGTCATTTCGGGGTCACGGACCCTGATCTCCTCAATGACCTCTAGAAGAGGAAGGAGATCATCGTTCGTGATGTCCCTTTTCAGGGGGTTCATGGTGAGAGTGGGTTGGCCTGGCTGGGATATGCCCACCACATTCTAAACGAATCTTGCCTAGATGCACAGAAACATCGAAGAATGAGTACTTATCCCAGCCGAGGTAGAAATTGGTGAATGAAAAAAGAGTCATTAGAATTGCCACGTGGCGTAGTAAACATACCTATAAATATTCAGTTGGCTACATGCATGGATTATTGTGAACGGGTAGTTGTCGATACATCATCCCTAACTTGCTCAATTAGAAGTTGAATCAACTCCTCTCGATTGCTGTGCATTTCGATCTCGTCTAGCAGTGTTTGTAAGCGAAAGTTGAAGGTGGCTTCACTCATTGTCGATGTTCTCAGGGTGTACGTAGTGGATGGAATCGTGTGTACAAACAACAAACTCATGCGTTGGTTTGTCCATGTACTGCGTGACCTTGGCTTCAGCAGCATGTTGTCTCTTGTACACATGCTCTTTGACCTTCTTTGTCTTCAGGTTCGTGGCGCGAATGATGCAGCAGACATCAGCAGGGATCTCCCATGCTGCGATCTTCCAGTCCATGATTTCTTCAAAGCTGTGTGTGTCGAATAGTTCGGCAGGTGCTGCCTTGAACTTCTTCCAATTGTTTGGAAAGTATGGTGCTTTACCACTCATCTGATTGCCTCACGTCTACTAGTTTCAGGGTTCTATCTGCGGCCAGCTCCAGTGCAGACCATGCGGCCTGCTCTGAACTTCGAGCGAGGATATAAATAACCTCCCCGCTAGATAGTGTCACGTTGTATTCACGTAGTGGTCTTGGGTTTACGTCTACGTGCTGGCCTTGGTTTGGGCGGTGGTCTGTCATTAGCGTCCATGCAACTGAGAACATCACTTTTAAGTAGTTGGTTGTATTTATCGGTCCACATGTGGTCTGGGTAGTGATGCAGCCAACATGCAATGGCATTACGGACAAGCCATTCATTGTTCTTTTGTTCCACGTTTGTAGTATCTGTAGGTGATGCGGTTAGATCGTTGCCACACGGTTGCAGTGGCAAACAGTCCGACCATGCCAATGACGGCAAGAAGAATGGTAGTTTCAGTCAACAGAAGTCAGGATGTTTAGAACAGAGTTGTGTGTTGCGTGTCTCAACCACGTCCTTGAATGACGTGATGATGCCAGTACTTACGTATGCACATAGGCACACAAACAAAATGGTGAGTGTGACTCTCATTGATTAATCTCCTCAAGATGGTCTTGCATTGCTTGCATGAGGTCTTCAGGTAGTAACCCAGCCTCATAGATTGCAGCAGCTAAGGCACGTGCTGTGGCGTATTGTCCATAGCTAAGCATTGCTTCACGGTCATCATCTGTGACCTTGTGATCATCACGTGTGAAAGATCGCACATTGTTTTGTGCTTGCATGAATGAATCCATGATTAGTTAATGCGAGTGAATGTGTTGTCAGTGTTGGCGTTATACACCACACCATCTGTGTCCTTGAAGATACATTGCCACGAGCCAATAGGTAGGCGGCATTGTGCAGCAAGCTGTGTATCTCCAGCCATACGTAACAAACGATGGCATGAATCTACGTCCTTGAATGTATACTCAGTCATTCTATGTCGTCGTCAGTGATAGCTTCGACATAGGTACATATCATCTTGATTGGCATCAGATTGGCATAACAATCATTGAGACTGTCATACCAAAAGTCGATGTTATCTTCGACGATTGTGTGAGGATTGTTGTAAGTGACTGCGTACTTGTGAAGGGTTGGACTAAGTCGCATGATCTTGTAGCCTCGCTCAGTGCGTAGGCAATGACACGCCCTGGCCTTGCACCAGGGTGAGAGCTTAGCCTCTCGTGCCTATCTGCACAGGTCAGAAGTTGGCAAAGAAGAAGTACACCTCACCATCAAACTCCACGTCAATGAAGTCATGGCGATAGTTTGAATACCAGCTTTGTTGCCAGTCGATAACTAAATACTCAGGTAACTCCTTGTCATCAAACTCTGTGACCAGGTACTCAACGAATTCACCGTAGTGTTGCTCGTTGTGTGCATAGTCAATCTGTGTGCAGTATGCAGACTCAAACTTGTCTGCGTCCTCGATGCCATAGTCATCAAGTATATCCAGGAATTCTTGACACTTAGCAGCGTCAAGCTTGGAGAACTCGGGACACATCTCCTCGATCTTGTCATAACGGTCCTGGTCAACGAGTGATAGGCCGTCATACCAATCAGCACCAGTGATAGGTGCGGCCATGGTTGTTGTTGTCATGTGATCATGTAATGGGACTAGATGACACATAAGTGTCAGGCTGTAACCAGGCATTGCACCTGGTTTGCGAGCTATAACTCAGACAGCAACAGGCATGTCAGTGGCCTTGAGTGCACCAGTGCTGAGGCAATCACCCCAAATACGTGTCTTGCAGTTGTAAGGCAACAGGTTGTGATTAACCCAGAAACCTAGTGACATGTTTGGCTGTGCCAAGAGATTTAGAATGGCACGACGTGACACGTGGGTGTAGTGGTAGATGTTTCCTTTGGCGTATGCAACCTGCACACAACCTCGGATAGGGTCTACGACCATATGCTCAACACAATCGCTAGTGCGACTGATGGTGACCCACGTGGTGGCGTTAAATGTCATGAATGAATGAATGAAAGTAAACAATAAATGCGTCCTTGATGACGCAATGACAGGTCAGGGACTCGAACCCTGTGCACCCCGGTGGATGTCTGCCAGCCATGAACAAACAAGGCGTGTGGCTCCGCCTCCTGTGCAGCTTGGCACAGGTCATGATCATATCCGAGCCGGCCAACTGGTCAAGCACCTCTCGGGACTACGCTTCGGAACAGGTGACTGTCCCTCGGCATCGCAACGTCGTATTAAGTTGTCGAGGTTCGTTGTGACCAACCTATGCCAGATGACACAGGTTGGCAAGCTTTGTGAAGAAATACAACTGATGAAGCATCGGTTGTGTGTCTCTCTCTCTCTTGTGATTGAAGGATCGAGACTCTCCTCCCCCTAAAGGGAGAGTCGAGATACTCAATCTTCAAACAAGAGAGGAGGTCTGAGACTACAGGCTGAACATGGTGGTCGGTTGCAGCAGTGGCACAGCACCAGGTCAAAGCCTAGTGATAGCAGTGGTTATCATTGTTGCTTATCATTCATCAGCCGATTGATTAGCGAAGCTAAGAGGTCGCGACAGATCGCGTGAGATTAAAACCCGCGGGAATACCAACTACCGCGCCTGCCTAGCCCGCGTTTTCCCCTAAAACCCAGTGATTGCAGTTAGATCTCTGATCTAGCGTGGCAAAACAGGGGGGACCATGGGGGTCAGCGGCCTGCCCTACCGTATAGATATAGCCTTCAGACAATTTCGTCAAAATTCAGGACCCACCATATGACGATGCAGACCAGAATCAACAAAATAGCCAACATGTAAACAACCGACCAAACGACCATAGTTACTTATCCAAAGAGATTTGTTCACGTTCATAGGGCTCATACCGCACAAATTCGATTGAATCATGGATATAGCCTGGTATATACCGGTGTACAGCGACACATTCTTGAAAATTACCCCAGTTAGAGGTACAAACCTGTAAAAACCCGGTTAAATAGACGACAAAGCTTTTGATACCGAAGGGAAGTATTGACATATCAAGTCACGACATTGATCAGCGATAAACTTATGTTCAAGTTGTGTACCGTCACCACAGCGAAGATCTGTGTAATGAATCCACGAACGAAGTGTTCCATTCATGTACAGACGTGTAGGTGTACTGAGTGGAAGTACTTCACGTGCACATTCTTTAGCTATACCAGCAGTGAGCATGTCTTCATACAAAGCAAACGCCAAGTTATAAACCTGATCAGCTTTAATCTGGAAGTCTTGTTGAGTGTAAGGATCAATATCATCCACACTGTTCTGACGGTTAGTAAGATCTTGCCTACGAACAGCAAGAGGACCTGGTTTATCGAGAGCTACTGCATACCGTTGAGAGAACTCTTGGAAGCTAAAGCTACGATGACGAAGGATTTGAGCAGCAATACTGCGAGTAGTATCAATCTCAACACACATGTTCACCATTTCAAAGGGTGACCAGTGTTTATGTTTGATGAGATATTTAATCAACTTAGCACTGGTCTCAGTGTTGTTTTGATTCAATGGATTGGACACACGTGCCATGTAAGCAACGAGGTCATCACCATCAGGAGTTGAATGGACGTACTTAACGTGATGGGACATACAGTAGTAAAGGAGTCACAAGATTGCCCGATCTCATATACGTGTGTATGTAAGTCGGTACAATATGTTGTCTAGTTTCATTAGATAAAGGGATCCGAAGATCCCCGAATCACAGGAGGTCCACCCTTCCTCCTGTATACATAAGGGATTGCACCTAAACCCAGGTAGGGACACCGTTCTTGGTGTCTCCTCTTGATTCGCGTCTTTGGTCCATATTCATGTTGAATACGAGGTGGTCAGCGAAGCAATCTTGGTCGTCTTGCCAATTGGTTATGAGGTCTATCCATTCATCACGTTTACGATCAATGATCTGTTGCTGTGCTGAGATAGATAAGGAGTCAGTGAAGTATTTAACACCTTGAGCTAAGGCATCAATACGGTCATCATGTCGTACTGCACCCTTCTCACGACACATACGACTGAGTTGGTAGAAGAGCATGTATTGGAGTCGTCGTTCAGGAGGTGCATCAGGGTTAGAGGCGTAATCCCACTCAATAACCTTTTTGTCTACAACAAGCCGGTGTTGATTAAGTACAGGTTCAAGTGTGTCGATGATGCGGTCTTCTTTACGTACGTTGGCACGTGTTTCTTCAACGTGTATTGATTGTTTGGTCTGTTGAAGATGCTTTTTAAACAGTTCACCGACGATACCGTCACCAAAGTTAGATTCAATAAGGAGTGTCTTTACGTCGTACTTACGACAGCCTTTCAGAATGTCCAGTAACGTTTTGTCTGAGTATCCGTCGTGGTAAGCACGCATTTCGTGCAAGTACATGACACCGTTTCGTTGGGAGATAAAAGCTGCAACTGTCTCATCCGAGCCACGGCCCGACGGGTCCACCGAGCAGATTGTTTCAGCGTAATCTCCCCATTCCCCCTGGAGTTGCATTGGAGAGTAGAAATAATCTCCAGGTAATCCGATTGTGGGGAGTTCCTTGAGACAGTTCTTTGGGTCTGAGCACCAGATGATGTTGTCTGGAGCAGAAGTGGGATTAACGCTAGTGACGATAAGGTCAGCATTTTTAAGTGGGAACTTCTCTGCGTCGCTAAGGCTCGTATCGAGCATGAACTGAAGCATGAAGTTAGAGCGTCCCATTGACGCTTCACGTTCAAGTAAGTCATCATCTTGGAATCGGTCAGGGTCTGTAACGTCCCAGGGTTTAGCTCCACGATCAATATCAGTTTGGAGTTCAGGAGCTATAACGCCTTCGTAGTTAGTCATCTTGCGTGGCACACGTGCAGGCCACACGAGTGGTCTGTAGTTACGCTCAGCTAACTTTTTGTAGATAGTAAATGTGGTCTGTGGTGTGCCCAGGTACATGATGCGGGAGTCATCCTTTGGAGTAAGGATTGATTCAGCCTCTGTGCAGAGTTGAAGGAGCTTCTCCCTCATCATTTCTGTCATTGAGTTACCGGGTACTTCGATGTCGTCAAGGATCATTAGATCCGCACGACTACCCGTTAACTGTCCGGTGATACCGACTGATTTAACAGAGGGTGCTTGGCTTGGTGAGCAGTTGACATCAAAACTGATACGTGACCAACGTGCATCGTCGGACTTAGGTTGTAAGTGACAAAGCCAAGGTGTTTCAATAATTAGCTTTTGTAGGAAGATAGACATGTTGTCGGCTCTCTCTTTAGAGGCCGAGATAATCATGATCTTCTTTTCAGGGTTATTGAAAAGCGTCCACAGAACGAAGGCTCCAGTAATCCAGCTTTTTCCCACTCCACGGAAAGCTTGAATTTGAAGACGCTTAGGTCCAGACTGAAGATATTCTGCGATTGCATATTGAGCCTTTGTTGGTTCTGGTAGGTCTAGCTGTCCCCACAAAGCTTGTAGAAACAGCTTAAAATCAGCCTGTAAGGCCGTTAAAACGTCTGTCATATGTGTATGTATAGGGGTGGTATTTCAACGGGCTTCTAGGGGCTAGCAAGGGGATTAAAAAAGACTTTTCCAGCCTCAACGACTAAAGCACCTGCTGCAACAGCGGTACCTACAACAACGTTACGTACAGTGTCTAAATCAACAGTAGGACCGCCATTGGTTTCCATAACCTGAGGAGTAACATAGGTGTCTTTTCCATTACTTCCATTTTTTGGAGGACCACCATTGCTGTGGCTATGACCGTTATCACCGTTCGTACCATTTTCACCATTGGTTTCCATCACTTGAGGTGCGGTATAACCACCACCTTGGGGTGCAGTAACTGACGGACCTGGTTGAACAGAAGTATCGAAGCCTGGAAGAGCAGGTGGTTTCCAACGAACTTGGCCTGCTGTAGTTGTCAAACCAGGCAAAGGTCCTTGTCCAGGAAACTGTGTCTGCCGAATTGACAGGTCTTGACGGATCATGATGGGCAAAGCATTAAAGATTTGCTCAGTACTCATGGATTCATCAACATCCATACCTGGCAGATTGTCACTACCTAGATGGTCTGCGTAAGCAGTATCTACAACTCGATACCCTTGTTCTCGTGGGATAAGGCGATAACGCGAACCACCGTATGTGCGGTTGTACTGCTCAAATGCTGTTTTCCAAGAGGCTTCGTTGTCTGGGTTGAGATAGGTGTAATCACCAGGGCGTCCTCTATCACCTATAACATCGGCTTGGTCAGATGGGTAAGCGTGTTCTAGGTTTGTGTTTTCTACATCCAGACCAATAGAACGAGCATGAGCAGCCATATTGTTCATGGTTTGCTGCATCTCTTTGAGTTGTGCTAGTTGATCCGCCGCTTCTGAAGTAGATGTTTTTTCGTGATCTTTTCGTCGTTCTGTCTGCCCTTGAGAGCGTGTTTTTGGACCAAACCTAGGTCTGCCTTTGGAGTCAGTACCTTTACTTTCAACACCTGTAGGTCGTGGCATACCTTGCAGATTCATCCTTGTGATGATTTCTGCTCTGTTTAGTCCGGGATTAGCACGAGCAAGCTTAGTAGCAGCAGACGACCATTGTTGTGGCGTCATTAAAAAAGCGCCCCTTTCGGAGCGCGGTATTATTTACTTGCCGTTAGGCACAGGTTGTTAACCCTTAGCTCCTTTAGTACCTAGTCTTCCGGTAACGTATTTCTTACCGTCCCACATTTGAGTGACGTAGGTTCTGCCTTTTCTGATGCGCCTGGTACTGCCAACTTTGGGTCCGCTGGTATTAGCGCGTAGTTGACCTCTGTTGTTATTAGAGGCACGAGATCCTCCACGACTTGTACCTGTACGACGGTTTTTGCCAACACTTGCAGCCGCTTCTGCTCTGCGCTTCTTTTCTGCGGGACTTAACTTGCTACCCAAAGAAGCACCGTTCTTTGTTTGGTTAGGACGCGCTGGATCACTTGGCCGACCTTTACCAGAAGTACCTAGACCGAAGGATCCATCACGACCGGAACCGGTATTGCGTTGTGGGTCAGCCTTAGGTGTTGCAGCCTTAGGTGTTGCAGCCTTAGGTGCTGGCTTAGCGTTACGAGTCTTTTTGTTTGCATCACTGTGATACATGCTGTAGATACGATCAGCAGCACGTTTGAAATCCTTCTGTGAAAGTGTTCCATCTTTAAGCTGTTTTTTTAGCTTGTCGTATTTAGCGTTAGCGTCCTTCTTAGTAAGTGCCATAATTAGTTAATGTGTGACGAAATAAGTGATTCTCGAAGTAGGTTCTTTCCAAATTGGTCTCTCATCCAAGAGCGCCAATGGAGGCTTCCTTTATCCTGATTACATCTGGTACATGCTGGTACGACATTCGTATTGACATCTTCGCCCCCAAGAGAACGAGGATGTACATGGTCCAAAGTAAGTTCATGTAGTTCATAAGTTTCTCCGCAATAAACGCATGTGCAGCCAAAGTGTTCTTTAATACTGCGCCTCCAAAGGCGCTTGGCTTCAGAGGATGTCATGGTTATTAGGTTGTAAAGATAGTGATCAGGAGTTGGAAGTAAGGGGGTCATTTGCGACTACGGTTACGTGCACGGTTTTTAGAAGCTTTCTCCATAAAGACAGTTCCGTCTTTCTTGTGAGATACATCTTTGCCGTCCCCGTTGCCGTAGGTACCCTTCTGTCGATTAATACGCTTGAGTTCAACTCTGCGATTAACCTCTTTCTTTTTCTTGTTGTATTTGCGCTGGTAAGCCCGTTTAATGTTTAAAGATTTACGGTTACCGGCGTAGTGAGCTGTAGAGCTACCGGACTGATGAGCCATAAAGTCGTTTCTGTACCATTTCAGGATCTATCTCAGGCATCACCTGAGCGAGCTTCGAGAGTGGGTTACCGTCGTAGGCCACACCACTAATGTCATTTGTCTTCAGCCAGTCACACGCTGCTTTTAAGTCTTGAGTAGTTGCTTCACCAGATTTAATTCGGGCAAGAAACTCTTTAGTAACTAAATTATGCAGCTCGTTAAACTGGTCTTCTGTTGCTTTTTTCTTAGTCATCAGACGTTGTAGCCTTTTCGTTGTCCAGGCAAACGTGCTTGTTTAATAGTAGGAGCGTAACCAAGACCAGGGTAGTATTTAACGTTAGTCTTGCTAGTAGGTTTTTTAGGATTACGAATGCTAGGTGCATTCTTTGGAAACTTTGGCATATTAGGAATTCCTAAGTACGATTTGGTCTAGTTTACCTTCGATACGTATCATGTGATCTTCCATACGGTCGATCATTGACTTGAGTTCTGATTTAGAAACGTAGTCCTGAGCAACAGTCAGTTCTACGCCGTCAATACGACGATCAAGACCGCTGATGCGATCATGTACGTTATTAATTCTTTGGTGTAGTCTGTTGTTTAGTGTTGCTCCCGCTGCTACTACTGCTATCGAGAGACTTACTATCGCTTCTATCATTTAGGGATACGATTGGTATGATGTCATGACACAATACTTCTACTCTGCTACCGGGTCTAAAAGTAAAACCGGCTTTCATAATCTCTGTACATTTCAATGCACGCACCATCTCGTAGTTAAGACGCATCTTCTGTTCGTGTCGTCTTGCAATTTCTTTACACTGCTCAATCATGCCACCATCAAGTGGAATCATAAAGTTAATCTGTGCTCCGTAGTTGTTAGACCGAACATAACCATCAGACTCCATAGGTATTGTGTCGTTGCCCATATAGAACGGGCTAAACG